CAAACAGGCAGATTAGCGATGGGTTCTGCCGTCGTGTTTATGGCTGCACAAGCTTGGATGCGTGGTGATCTTAATGGTAACGGCCCAGTAGATAGACAAAAGAGACAAATGTGGATAGATGGTAGATGGGAGCCTAGAACTATTAAGCTTGGTGCTGTACGTATAGGTTATGATAACTTTGAGCCCTTTAACCTTATCATGTCTACAATAGCTGATGTAGGTGACGCTAGCGAGCTAATGGGTCAAGAGTGGACAGAAAACGAACTAGGTAAGATAGCTCTTGTTGTAGCACAAGCTGTGACAAGTAAATCATACTTAGCTGGTATACAATCTTTTGTCGATTTATTTGCAGGCAGGCCGGGTCAGTTTGGTCGTATCGTAGGCGGTCTTGCAAACAACCAAGTACCACTAGCTGGTTTACGTAACGAGCTAGGTAGATTATTTACACCATACATGCGTGAAATAAACTCAGGTATCAGGCAGTCCGTACGTAACCGTAACTTACTTTCAGAAAATCTTGCTGGAGACGAAAGAGCATTACCTATAAAATATGACTTACTTAACGGCAAGCCAATAAAAGATTGGGACTTCTTAACTAGAGCATATAATGCGATTAGTCCTATAAGTTTAAACTTAGATCAATCTGAAGGTAGAAACTTTTTATTTAACAGCGGCTACGACTTACGTATGTCTACATACTACGCACCTGACAGTACAAACTTAACAGATGCACCTAGAATTAGATCACAGTTTCAACGTGCTATAGGTATACAAAACTTAGAACGTGAACTAGACAAGTTAGCTAGAGATCCAAAAATTCTAGCATCTATGGAGCAGATGTATAATGATATAAAATCTGGCAGAAGAGCTGAGTTCGACGCTAGAGACTATTATCATAACAGAATGATAGATTTGATATTCCAAAAAGCTAGAAGAAAAGCATGGGCATCTATCAAAGACAATTCTGATATTGTTAAGTTAATACGTAAGCAACGAGATAGAAAGTTTGGAAAAATAGAAAAACGTAGAGATACATCAAACATCCTCAACATACCTAAATAAATGGCAACAACATTCGTAGAATTTACTGGGGATGGAAATGCGACTAAGGCGTTTTCTTTCCCTTCCATACAAGAGTCTGATATAAAGGTAACCGTAGATGGCACAACTAAGTCATCAGGTACACATTACAACATTACAAGTTACACAACCACAGGTGGTGGTAATGTAGTATTTACGTCAGGCAACATACCTACAAGTCCCGCCCTCATACGCATTTTTAGAGACACAGATTTAGAGGCAGCAGCTGCTACTTATACAGCAGGGGCTTCTGTAAAAGCAGAAGACTTAAACGCTAACCAAAAGCAACTTCTATTTCATGCACAAGAAGAGCAAAATCAACTAGAACAAACTGCTAATATACGAGACGATGCTATCGTTACAGCTAAGATACTAGACGATAGTGTTACAATGGCTAAGCTAGGCAGTGGTGCTTTACCAACTGACATTACTGTTGCTAGTGCAAACTTAGTAGACGGTACCATAGTTAATGCTGATGTCAATGCGTCGGCTGCTATAGATGGTACTAAAGTAGATCCTGACTTCGGATCTCAGGTTATATCTACAACCGGTAACATAACTGTTGGTGGTACAGTAGATGGTCGAGACGTAGCAGCTGACGGTACTAAATTAGATACTGTAGAAACTAATGCTAAAGATGACCAGACAGCGGCAGAGATAAGAACTTTAGTAAGTAATGCAACTGATAGTAATGTTTTTACAGATGCAGAAAAAACTAAGCTATCTGGTATATCCGCCGGAGCTACTACTAATCAAACTGCATCTGATATTAGGACACTTGTAGAATCTGCAACCGACAGTAACGTGTTTACTGATGCAGATCACACTAAACTAAATGGTATACAAGCTCTTGCAACTGATGACCAGACCGCAGCAGAAATAAAAACCTTACTACAAGCTAGTAAACTAACTGCTGCTGAAATAGCTGACGGAGCACTAGATGGTAGATATTATACAGAAACAGAATCTGAAGCTAGATTCTTACGCCAAGACTCGACTGAGACTATTGCTAGTGGTGTCTCTTGGTCTAACTCAGATGCGTTTGTAGCAACTACAGCTGCAATCAATGCTCGTATTATTGACCTTATTGATGAAGTTGGTGGCTTTGATGCTATAGCTAACGAAACTAGCTTTCCTACAGTTAACCCACAAGGAGCTACAGGACAGTCAGCTATACTTAGTATTGCAGCTACATCTGCGACACTAACACCTAGTGGCACAACTGTTACGATAGCAAATGGTGCTGGCTCAGGTAACACAGTTACAATTACTGGTGTCCCTGCTGTCATACCTCAAGGCTTTGGATTCTTGGTAGAATCTACAAGCACTTTACATACATATAGTTTTCATAGAACAGTACCTAAAGCGTCTGACGTAAGTGCTGTTGCAACTAACATAACTAACGTCGTATCTGCCGGATCTAACTCAGCTAACATAAATAACTTTGCTAAGATATACCAAATATCTTCTAGCCAACCATCAGCAAGAAACGATGGTAGTAGTTTACAAGTAGGTGACTTATGGTTTAACAGTAGCAATAGCGACTTGCGTGTTTGGAATGGTAGTGTGTTTTCTACTATTACACCTTCACAGTCCGTCTTAAATGACGTAGCTATTGTATCAGGTGCTATAACATTCCAAGAAGACTTAGGACTAATAACTGACGCTGTTACTACAGGTAGCTCAAACGGCTCTTTAGATATTGTAGCAGATGCACTAGAAGACGAGATAACATTTACTGTTACAGCAGCCACAGGTAAATTTATTATTGATGGTGTAGATAAGCCTGCACTAACACTACACAAAGGCTGGACATATACATTTGACGTAAGTGATGCGTCGAACGCAACCCATCCGTTACGTTTTCAAAGTGGCGGAAGTGCTTATACTACTAACGTTACAGTTACTGGCACACAAGGTCAGGCTGGAGCAAAAGTAGCTATTAAGATTCCAGAATCTCAACCAACTAGCTTCCAGTACTATTGCACAAACCATAGCGGTATGGGTAATACCATAACTGTAGTAGAAGATCCTATAAAAGGTGTTGCTGATGTGTCATCTAATGTTGTAACTGTAGCTGGCTCTATTACCAATGTGAATACTGTAGCTGGTTCTATAGCTAACGTAAACACTGTTAGTGGTAGTATAAATAACGTAAACACATTTGTAAATGTTTATACTATTTCAGCGAGTGCACCTAGCAGCCCTTCTGCTGGAGACTTATGGTTTGACACAAGTACAAATCAACTTAAAAACTACAACGGTAGTGCTTGGCTAGCTATTACAGCAAGCTCAGGTATACAGAACGTTGTTGATGACGCAACGCCGCAGCTAGGTGGCGCGTTGGATGGTCAAAACAACAACTTAAATAATATTGGTACTATAGACGGTACAAACTTACAACTTGACTTCGGAACAATTTAATGGCAAAATTACTAAAACTAAGAAGAGGATCAACCTCTGGACATAATAGCTTTACCGGGGCCGAGGGTGAAGTTACAGTAGATATTACAAAAGATACAGCTGTTGTACACGATGGGTCTACAGCTGGCGGCCGACCACTGGCTAGAGAAGATATGAACAATGTCTCTTCTGCTTCTATTGTTGGTAGATTGGCTGATGACGCAATAGCAGTTGGTAAGATTGCTGCTGGTACATTACCTTCAGACGTAAAGATAGCAGATGCTAATGTCTCTGGAAACTTAACAATAGCTAATGCAGACGTCAACTCAGATGCTGCAATAGCTGGAAGCAAAATTGATCCTGACTTTGGATCACAAACCATAACTACAACAGGCACAGTTAATACAGGACTTATTAATGCAAGTTCAGCATCAGATCAAATTTTAAATTTAAATTCTTCTGATAATGGTGCTGTTTATTTAGCTTTTAAAAGAAGTGGAGGTAGAAAAGTATATTTTGGTCTTGGAGGATCTGGAAGCACAGTTAGTCTTGTAAATGAGATAAGTGATGGAGATATAATTATTACTGGTAATGATGGTGGAAGCACTATAAATATGCTTTCTTTCAATACAAGTGAAAATGGAAGAGCCACTTTTATTGGTGATATTTCAGTTGGAGGAACAGTTGACGGTAGAGACGTAGCTGCTGACGGTATTAAATTAGATGGTATCGAAGCATCTGCTACTGCTGACCAGACTGCTGCTGAGATCAGAACTCTTGTAGGATCAGCGTCTGATAGCAACGTATTTACTGATAATGACCATAGTAAACTAGATGGTATAGAAGCGTCAGCAACCGCAGACCAGACAGCTAGTGAAATCGTAGCTCTAGTAGCTGACCAAACTATTGCTCCTTCTGAAATAGACATGGAGGATAATGAAAAGATTAAGAT